AACCATCTGATTTTTTTTGTATAAATTGCATAAGTTATATTATAATATTATTGGACGACCATCAAATTTTTTGTCTGCATGAGGACCATTTTTATCTACGTAATGTAAAAAAACTTGCGAATGCCAATCACCTTGAAATTCTTCTCTTCTATGATTAATCTCACAACCTAAATAAATACAAGCATCTCCTGGTTCTAATTCTACAGGAGTATCCCCCATATAAATTGGCCAAGGAGTGCCATCACTTCCAATCATTACTGTGACACTAATTTCACAAGATGGTCTATCTGTATGATCTTTTAAATCTGCTGTGTAAGTATAAAGTCTCCAAAAAGCATAAGTTGGTAAAAGTTCTAACCCAGTTTCTTTTTCCATAAATAGTTTTTTTTTAAATAAAAGAGCTTCAGCAGCAGCGTCATATGATAAAAAAGTATCTCCTACAGGATTTTGTTCAAAATCAAAATCTTTAGTATTTGCTCTGTGTTTTATAATACTGTAATTAGTTAAAAGTTCTACTTCATCTTTTGAAATAAAATTTTTTATTTTTTTATATTTAAAATCTTTTCTTATCATACTGCCCACGCTACAATTGAATATCTTGTTCCTTTTGTAACTTTACTCACGCTATGAGGAAACATAAAATTACTTGGCCAAACAACTAATCTTCCAACTTTTGTTTCTAAAGCTATTTGATTTTTATTATCAGCATCAGAAAACATTAATTGGCCACCTTCATAATCATTATTTAATAATAGAATCATACTTATAGTTCTAGGAAAAATTGTTCCAGAATGATCGGTATGCCATTTATAAAAACCACCTTCTTCATATTTTAAAATATTTATATTTTCTAATCTTTCTAAAACAAAATCGTAAAGATTAAGATCTTCTTTGTATTTACGTAAATATTCATAAAACATATGTCCTAAAACTTGAGCGTAATGAACATTTGTTAAAGAGTCTGAACATCGCGTTAAAGCAAGTTCTTTTGTTTTTCTAACGCTTTCTTCAACTATTTTTCGATCTTCAGTTTCTTTAGTTGCTAACCCAGCTTTAGTAAAATTATTTTTATTAGACCATCTTATTATAGCAGAAACTAAACTAGGTGGTAGCACATTATCATACACTTTAATAAAATTTTTTACTTCCATGATTTTTTATTCCAAAAACGTGTTTTATAATTATGAATTAGTTTTAACATAAAGTTCATTCTATTGGCTACTATTTCTTTTGTGGTTTTTTTAGAAACTTTCATTTTCCATGATTCTCTTTTAAATGGAATTACTTGAACATAAGGTGTGCCTTTTTTTATGACCGTATCTAATACAGGGTATTTATAACCGTTTATAACTATTGGAAAATTTATTTCAGTATTAAAAGTATCTGTATCAACAATGCCCGCTATAGGAAAAAATCTATCATCCCCATTATTTAACAATGGCAAAAATAAACAAGAATATCCAGGTGGTGTTTTTATAAACCATGGATTTAAAATTTTATGATAAGGTAAATTTTTATTTTGTTCATTGTACGGACATTCACCTAATTGTTCTCTATTATGTATTTGAATACCTCTGTTGTTAATATTCAAACAATTTATAATTGAAATATCATCATCTGCTGCTGAAGGTTTTTGCCATACAGCTCTTTGACCCTCATGTTCAATGTTATGTTTTATAGCAAAATCTTGAGGCATTTTTAAAATATACCCAGCGGTTAAAGCATCTAAAAAAGGCATACATCCTTTTACTGTTTTATTTTCAATAGAATGATTAAGTTCTTTAAACCATTCTGGAATATTTACTTTAGCAGCTACAGGGTAATCTTCACCTAATTCAAAGTAATCTTCTTGGCAAGAAAACTCTATTATATTCTCATACATATGAGAATGTATTACTATACTTCTAGGACACTATCAAGTGAATGTGAGTTTAATTCTAATGCTTCTACCCAATTGAGACAGTTTACTGGCCAAGTGATTGCATTTGTATCAATTGCTTTTAAAGAATTAATATACTCTTGCGTGATTACTGGTGAAACTATTGGATTATCATGCGCTCTTGCAAAATGTTCAGCATCTTTTATATGCTTATCCAAGTTTTTCTCTACTGTATATTGAGTAACATTTCTAGTAAAACTTTGACCTTCAGGTGGTGTTTTAAAAACTAAATTATTATTTTCATCAATTGAATATGGATGAAGATATTTTAATTTTTTAAATTCATCTTCATTTATAGTTTTAAAATTTAAATCAGGCACTAAAGTATCCCATAATGTTTTACTTGCATCTGAAGAATGCACTTTAATTATGTGTGTGAAACCACCTTCAACAGTTTTATATGAAATATATCTAGCCATTTTTACGCTCCTGAATTATCATATATAGCTACAAACCCAACGCCACCTGGATTACCTGGCTGTGGATTAGTTCCCGGTCCACCTTGTCCTCTTCCTCCACCAGTAGCAGTAGTAAAGTTTACCAAATAACCATTAGGAGCATTATTGCTTATTGTCAATGCTCCTGGCGCAGTTCCTGGATTACCTGGATTACCTGGTGAAGCATAGCCATTTGATCCATTACCAGCGTTTCCAGCGTTTGCAGTTCCTATATTTGTTACACTAGAAGATCCTCCTGGGTTACCTGGTGAAGACAATCCTCCTCCACTCCCAGCTCCTCCTGCTGAATAAGGTAAAGTCGCTCCGCCCGTTGCAGGTCCGAAGAAGTAAGCAAAAACACCCGCTCCACCATTTCCGCCAGCGCCTGAGTTAGGACCATTTCCTCCTTCACCACCGCCACCGCCTCCTCCTCCAGAGACAATGTAAGCGCCAACTACATTTGCAGCTGGGTTAACAGTGATACTTCCTGAACCAGGTCCTTTTCGAAATTCTTTAAAATTATAAGCTCCGCCGCCTGCTGATCCTGAAGCAGCTGCTGTAATTCTTCCATCAGCATCTACTGTAATTGTAGCTGAAGTATATTCTGCAGCAGTAACACCAGTTGAAATTAATTGATTTGCTCCAACAGAGTTTGCAGCAAGTTTGGCTTGTGTAATTGTAGACTGAGCAATTTTATCTGCAGTCACAGCGGATGCAGCAAGTTTTGCTTCAGTAACATTTAAATTTGAAATCTTTCCAGTAGTCACTGCGTTGTCAGAAATTAATGCAGTTGTAATCGCTGCGGCTTCAATTTGAGCTGTAGCAATAGTTCCGCCTAAAGTGTTTAAAGAAATTTCTGTGATATTAGTTCCATCTGAATAAGCTGCAAAAATTTTTGGACTTGCAGCTCCAGCAGTAGTTGGAGAAAAACCAGTACCACTAGCAGTTTTGATTGTAAGATTTTGTGCATCAGTGATAGCACTACAATCGAATATATAAAATTTTTCAATTCCATCTGGAATTGTTACAGTAGTTGCACCTGTTAAAGTTATAGTTGCAAACTTAATAATCATGTTACGTGCATTTGACAATGCAGCGTCAGACATAACTAAAGCAGTAGTCGCTGAATCTGTAATTGTTACAGATTCATAACCTGCAATCGCTTGTTGAATTAAATTTAAGTTGTTATTAGTATTTTCTCCCCATGTACCAGCGTTTTCGCCAGTGGCCATTAGTTCGAGTTTAAGATCTGTTGAATAACTAGATGCCATAAATTTTGTCTCCTAAATAATTATAATATTACCTTAATCATGCAGCTAAATCAACCTCTGTCCATACATTAGTTACGCCAGGATCAACCTCTTGCCATGATGTGATATTAGTACTTCCTATTGAACTAGTCAATTCTATGCCTGTAACATCCACATCTGCATTAGCAACAGTTGTTTCTTCCCCTAAAAATAAGGTCATTTCAACACCTGTTACATCGTATATAGTGTTCTGTTCTACTTCTCCAATAGAGCTTGTTAATTCAATACCTGTAACCGTTACATTTGCGTCTGCAGTAACTGTCTCCTCTCCAATAGAGCTTGTTAATTCAATACCTGTAACAGACACATTTCCATCAGCTACAACAGTCTCATCTCCTATAGAGCTTGTAAGCACTTGTCCTGTAACATCAACATTTGCAGTACCTGTAACTGTTTCATCACCAATAGATGAAGTAAGTTCTACTCCAGTGGTTGCTGCTGTAACTCCAATATCAAAAGTTACTTGTCCAATTTCTGTATCTAAATTATCGTCAATAACATTTACAGTTACATTACCACCTGCCTCAATATCTACAGGTCTAACAGAGATAGTCATTTGACTACCGACTACTGATAATCCTTGAATTTGACCTACTGATAGTGTTGCTTGTATTCCAGTTACATCTACATTTGCATCTCCAGTCATTGTAATTTGACCTGGAGTTAATGTTAATTCTTGTCCTGTTAGACTTGCGCTAGCACCTGCTGTAATTTCAGCAACTGCACCTACAGATATTGTAGCTGATACAGATCCTGTTTGAGCAGAGTAAGCATCTCCCCAAACCATTGATCCCCAAGCATCTCTACCCCATCCTGCACCGATTAAAAATTGATCATCAATAGTAACAGCGCCTGGTGTTGTAGTTAATTGTGAACCAGTTACATCTTGTTGAATACCTCTAGCAATATCTTCCTCTCCAATTGAAAGATTTGCTTGAATACCTGAAACTGAAAATGAAACAGAAGAACCTGCAACGGCTCCTGCGTTTGTAAATGTGAGTTGTGAACCAGTTACATCAACATCAGCATTAGCTTGAGTTGATGATGTTCCTATTGATGTGGTTGCTGATATGCCACTGACTGAGACGGATTCATCAGATAGGTCTCCCCATTCTGCTGCTCCCCATGTCTTATTACCCCATCCAGTGGCCATATCATTTTATTTCCTTAATTATGCAATTCTTAAGATTGCAGCAGAAGTTGTGAATGCAGGGAACTGGATTGTAAATGTTCCAGATGTTGCAGTCTTGTCTCCACCGAAATCTAACACAGCAACTGCTTCAGTAGTACCTGTACCACCATCAGTTGTTGAGTTGTAAATTAAAGCACCTTTAGCTGTTAGTGTAACACCAGTGAAAGATAAGTTAGCAAAGCTAGTAATAGCGATAGCAGACGATACTTTAACACCTTGGTTTACTAAAGCTTTACCACCCGCAGTGTAACCTGCTGGTGAAGATACTTCAGATGTTGATGAATAGTTAGTAGTTGATGCACCGATAGCTGCAGCAGAAGTATACATAGCTAATTTAAATGTATCTCCTCCACTATCAAAATCATGCTCACCACCTAACAATTGCTTTTTGAATGAATTGCAAATTGCATTAGTTGTAATAGCCATAATTGTTCTCCTTTAAAATTACGTATTTGGTGATGGTGAAGGTATCTTAATTCTTGGTACCCCATCATCGTATTCTGCACGTCTTCTTCTCCCCATTTGTTGAAGAGCAAAATTCTGTACTTCTTCATTGTACTTTGTTTCGTACAGTTTGTACATATCCATAGGACCTTTTAAAAATCTAAAAGCCTCAGCTAATACACCATGTAACAACATTGATTCTTGATAAGTAGATAAAAATGTATTGTTAGTTGATGTAAATTCTGGTGGATCTGTAATATAGTTGATTTGTACAGTATATGCAGAATCTGGTATAGGTGCTACAAGAATATTAAAATCATCCCAATTAGCCCAATATTTAGGAAGACCTGTTGCAGCATTATTATTGTATTCAGAAATAAAACTTGTATCTCTTCTCTCTAAAAAAGTTCTTGTGGATCCATCGATTACTTGGACAGATCTCATAATAGTTAAATCAGCAGGTAAGCTTACATATCTATTGCCTGATGTAAATGTAGATGTTGAATATTTTCTAAGATCATCATAATCAACTTTACCTGCGATATCTAATTCTACTGATCTTATAAAATCTTGTATAATTTGATCTGTTAAAACTGTGCTTCCAACTTCTGTATAGTCTCTTACTTGTGTTAAGAATGCTGAATATGTAATTGCCATTATGTAATACTCACTGTTACGGATTTAATTGAAATAGACATTTGTCTTCTTCTATTTTGTAAAGATGGATCTGCGGGTTTCATTTCTGAAGTACCTTGGTTTATAAAAGCAAAGTCACCTGGTAAAGTTAAATTAGCAACACCCACTGAAGCTCCGCCTGAGTCTGCTTGAACACCATCTCTATTTGTAGGTTGTTGAAATCTTTGAGGTCTTGTATTTTGTAATGCAATTGCATCAGCTACAATACGCTTTCTTCTGATTTGTGGATGTTTAGGCTCAAATTCAGAATAGTGAACTAATGATCCATTCCATTCTTTTACCATTTCATTGTATGGAAATGCCATACCCGATCTATCAGATATAGCTAATGAACTTTTACCTGTTGCCCATTTTGGCATAATTAAACTCCATTAGGATAAAAAGATTGTGGAGTAATAAATGTTGATGCTCTTTGACCATCTTCATCTAATGCTCTTTTCAATTCATCCTCATAAATTAATTTATTTTGTTGCACAAGTTGAGGTGCTTTTTTCATAGATATATAATAAGCTAAGCCTGCACACATGCATGGTAGAAATCTGTATGCAACATCTGCATCATTTGTGTATGCACCTGCATCTTCAATTCTTTTAATTACATAAAATTTTAAAGTTGTATAAGTATTTAAATCTGGCGCTTGGTATAAATATATTTTAGGTGTTGTTTGTCTATCAACATAATATTGTGAGGGTTGTCCAGTTGCTAATTTATTAGGTAATGCAGCGTATGCTGATCTGTCTATTTTATTTATTGAAACATCTTGTGTATTTGCATCGTTTGATGCTGCTGCAGTTGATGATACATAAGCTTCAAGCACATCATTAACATCGGAATCAACTGTGTATTCAGCTTGTCCTGCAACCATAGGTATTTCATTTAATTCTGTTTTCCAAAGATGAATACCTCTATTACCCCATTCAGCAAATAATAAATCTAAACTTCTTCTTGCAGAACGCATGTCATAACCAGAAGTGGTGCTAAGACCACATCTTTCATAACCTTCATCAATAACTTCATCTATGTTCAGGTTAAAACTAGTAGTTCCTGATGTAGCCATTTAAATATTCTCCTTTTTAGCGGCCGCTTTGAGAGTGTAAAGCTTCTCCTTTTTGCGGTTGTACAACTTATCTGATTGTACCACCTTTAAACTAAATTTTGAAGACCTTAGGTTTTTTGCTATTGGGTTTCTTTT